TCGGATCATTTATTCCAATGACATTCGACGAAGTCGAGATGAGCCCGAACGCATATTTCATGCTGCACAATCCGAGGATCAGCATTGAAGGCGATGACGATGAACTCGGCAAGCAATCCGCAATGATTGCCGATCTCAAAACGAACATGATCAACGCGTATGCGAAACGCACCGGCAAGACGACCGAAGAGATTCAGGGCATCCTGAAAGCTGAAACCTATTTCAACGCGACCGACGCTGTTGCCTATGGGCTGGCGGATCGTATCACAATCACCAATAAAAGGGCGAGCGTTTGCCCGTCTTGATTCCATACCGCACGGGGTTGTAACTGCACTATTCGGTGCGGGCTCTGGCGGTGACAACGACTCGAAAAAAGGGAAACCGATGACAGAGTCAGTACCAGTTGCCGCTACGGTTCAGCAGATCCGGGCCGCATATCCAAAGGCGAAAGCCGAATTCGTTCTGTCGTGCATTGAGAAGTCAATGCCGATGGCTTCCGTTGCTTCAGCAGCCGCTGAAGAAATGATGAAAGAAAACGAGGATCTGAAGTGTCAGGTTGAGGCACTCAAGGCTGAGGCTGAGGCAAAGGCGAAAGCCGAAGGTGATCCTGTTGAGCCCGATGAAGATGACATGCCACCAGCCAAGGCCACGGCCAAAGCAAGCGGCGCAAAGCCAGTAGCTAAGGGCACAAGTGGAACCCCGTCTGCTCGCACTCGATGGGACTCGGCAATCGAAGCGAGCCTTCCAAAGTGTGGCGGCAATAAAATGAAGGCGGTGGCGCTCGCCAATCGTCAGAACCCCGGACTCCGCGAAGCAATGCTGGCCGAAGTCAACTCCTGATTTGACGCGGCCACCGTGGCGGCGACTACGACAAAACAAACCCTCGTATGAGGAATAGGAATATGAGTCAGTTTTTTGACACATCAACGCGACCAGATGTTGCTGCTGCGGCAATCGCTCAGCATCTCCGCGTTAAAACCACTGGCGCACTAGCTCTTGCCGGTGCTGCTGACGTGGAACTCGGGACGATGGAAGTTGCCTGCACAGCTGCAGGGCCAACAACTGTGAGACTGCGATCCGCCAAAGGCACCTGCAAGATGGTGGCCAGTGCGGCAATCACCGCTGGTGTCACTGTCTACGCAGCAGCATCCGGAAAAATCGCCAGTTCCGGCACAGTCACAATTGGCACTGCGCTCGAAGCAGCAACCGCAGATGGCGACGTGATTGAAGTTCTGCGGCACGCTGATGCGGGACCGGTCTTCGTTGCTCAAACGGTGATAGCAGCGGCTGATAGCGGGGCTGGAAGCACTGTACTTCCGGGTTCGTCTGCCGTGTATGTCGATGCCTACACAAACGACGCGAATGACTGGATTGTTTTGCCAGCACTCGCCGACGTTCCAATCGGTTGGACGATCACGGTTGTCGGGCAGGCACAAGGCAACTTTGAGGTAAGGACACCAGCGTCCAGCGCGGAGGAAATCAACTCCGAAGACTGCGATGGAACGAAGGAGTATCTGTTCACGAATACTCAGATTCACATTTTCAGAAAGATCGACAACACGATCGGATGGATGGCACAAGGCTTCACGGCCATTGGTGCCGTTGCAACCGCTGTTGTTCCTGACTGATTGAGACCCGATGCGTTGCCCGGTGGCGGTGGCCACCAAAACCGGGTGACTTTTCTAAGTTTGTTTAATCGCGTTGCATCGGGAAGAAAGAAATGCAATGCCATCCCCTTCCAGTAGCCTGGCTACACACCGGCCAGACTTGGCCACGTTTTTCGAGTTTGATTTAGAAAGCGAAAAAGCCGGATACATCGCAACGCAGGTATTTCCTGTTGTTGATGTTGCGATGGCATCAGGAAACTTCGGGAAAATCCCGATTGAACAACTCCTGCAGCAGCGGGAAACGCGACGGGCACCGGGTTCCGGATACGCTCGCGGTAACTGGCGCTTCGAACCAGCAACATACGCAACATATGAGCACGGTGCTGAAGAGCCGGTTGATGACAATGAAGCGAAGATGTACGCGGAGTACTTCCAGGCCGAGCAGATCAGCACGATGCGTGCCTACTCTGCCGTTCTGCGAAACGCTGAAGCCCGTGTTGCTGATGCTGTGTTCAACACAACAACATGGACTGGCTCCAGCCTGACAACAGCCCCGACGAACGAATGGGACGACGCGACAAACGCCGTCCCGCTTACTGATGTCGAGGCTGCTGTTCAGAAGATTTACGACAACAGCGGCCTGTGGGCCAATGCCCTGATCGTGAATCGCAAGGTGTTTCGGAATCTCCGAAACAGTAACCAGATGCGAGACAGAATCGAGTCATCTGGAGCTGGTGCACCATCGAAAGCCAGCGACATCACTGTGCAGATGATGGCCGCAGCGTTTGACCTGGACCACATCATCGTTGCTGGCACAAGTAAGAACGGAGCTAAGGAAGGGCAGGCGGCATCGCCTACTCAAATCTGGTCTGGCGAATATGCAATGGTCTGCAAAATCGCGACATCCGCCGACATGCGGGAGCCGTGTATCGGTCGCACGTTCCATTGGTCCGCTGATGGATCATCCATCGGTGGCACAATCGAAAGCTACCGTGACGAGACGGTTCGCGGTGACGTTATCCGAGTACGCCATCAGGTCGCGGAAGTGGTGCTTTACCCTCAGGCTGGACACCTGCTGAGTAACATCACGACGTGAGGTGAATAGTGCCGACAGTATTCGACTCGCACTTTGCAGCCGCAGGGTTCCCGATGTTGCTAGACAACTTCGGGGAGTCGATTGCGTATATCCCGGCATGCGGACAGCGGCGGGTCATTTCCGCAATTGTGGAGCGTGACCCGCCTGCCATCTTTGATGCCGCAGGCACTGCAGTGATGCCGACGGCAACGATTCGAGTTTACAACTCGATCGCGTCAGGAATCAGTTCGAAGAATGTAGACATCGGAAGTGATCAGGTTGAATTTAAGCTAAACATCGGAGACGCAAAGCCGAAGACGTTCAGCCTGATGACTCTGATGTCACAGGATTCAGGCGTAACGCAACTGGCGGTGATCTGATGACAGAGCCAATTGTTGAGCAAATTATGGCCAATGTGAAAAGCCGCATGGACGCGGTTTTTGCAGCGGCGTATCGATCAACACAGGTTGCCACATGGCAGCCAAAGGATCTGGTCGTTCATGTTCATCAGGGAGCATTGATACCAAACGCTGAGCTGTCCTGCCCCGGGAACCCTCCGGCACAGGCGTACGACCTGGAGGCAATCATTGCGGGAATTGTAAAGCCGAGCGACCGAGAAACGATCGCGGTAGACACATTTAGAAACAGGATGGGAGCGGAGATTATTCGTGCGGCCACAAATGCGGAGCTGTGGCATCAATGGGGCTCGCTGGCAATCAACACAACAATCGGGCCGGTCGAGGATTACACAGAAGAGTCAGGAGGATTTGCTGGAGTCATGGTGCGTTTTCGAATCACGTTTCGAACAGATGAAGACGACCCGTACACAGTGAGGGCGTGATGATCGCAATCGAAATCAACTCGGGGCAACTCGCCGCACTCAAAGATGCCGTCGGAAAAGCGGGAAAGAAGTTTAGCAAGGAACTGGCAGGAGCAATCAACGCAGTATCGAAGAAAACAAAACTGCAGATCGGCCGCGACATTCGAGCGACAGTCGCACTGAAAAAAGATGAATCAGAAAAGCCAATAAGCATCCGAGCAACTGCGACGCCTGAGAGCTTAAAAGCAATCGTGACACTGAAGAAAACAAAACGACTCGGGCTAAGGCACTTTGGAGCACGACAGGACAAACGCGGAGTCAGCTACAAGATCAATAAAAAAGGCGGAAGAAGCCGAGCAGATGGGGCGTTTCAGGGACCGAAGCCCGGAGTGATGAAGACAAGTTGGAAAGGCAATGCGTTCAAGCGAGTTGGTGCAAGTCGCCTGCCGATCGTCATGCTGAAAGGCGTTTCTGCATACGGAGCCTATGCAAAAAATGAACTCAGCGGGCCGCAGGTCGAGGCGATAGAGTCCGAACTTGAAAAGCAGATGGACCGGCGAATCAAATTAAACGTACTCCGGGCGAGTGGCCTGGTCTCAAAATAGAAAGACAGTTCAATGCCATTACTCAGACGCAAGGCCGTATTCGCCGCAAAGGTCGAGGGCAC